ATTGTTTCATGTTCTATCAAAGAGGGGGTCCGTCCTGTTCGGCGCGTAGACTTCGGAACCCAGGACGTTTGGCGCTTGCAAGGGAAACCGTTGGGTGGTGTCAGACGTAGTCGCCGTCGTGCTCGGACACGCTCTGCTCGGACACGCTCCGCTCGGGGACGCCGTGCTCGGACACGCTCTGCTCGGACACGTCGCTCTCACTCATAGGACGGCGCCGACGGGCGCGATACCAGGTGTGCACAAGACACACGACTGCAACGATTGTAACCGAACATGCGACACCCGTCGCGAGGGCGGAATCGGTGTCCATTCCCCTTTTTTGTTGAGTGCGTATAAATGGCCTGCCGTTGCTCTTCAAAGCGCACTCACCGCATGCTGTTCAAGAAGTGGGCGTCTCAGGAGGCCCGCGAGATGTCGCACAAGGGCAAACGCATGACGTTCCGCAAATGGGCGGCTCACGAACTCAAGGAAAAGTCCCACCCGGGCAATCCGTCGTTCAAGAAGTGGGCGGCTCAGGAGATGCGTGAGAAGTCGCATACACGCCGGCGCCGGTAAGTATACATGTCCGTTGAAGTAGTGATTGGCCCCATGTTCGCAGGCAAGTCATCGTACGCTATGTCCGCAATTCGTAAACATACTGCTCTTGGCCAGCGAGTGCTGGTCATCAAACCTGCGTGTGATACTCGGTATGGGGCGACCCCCGAAATCACAACGCATGACGGGGATTCGCTTCCCTGCTTCATAACCCACACACTGAATGCCGTCACGCCCGAGATGATGATGGGATGCGACGTGGTGGTGATTGACGAGGCCCAGTTCTTCGGTGGACTGTACTACTTTGTTCGGGATGCCGTGGATGCGTGGCACAAGGCAGTGTACGTGGTCGGACTGTCGGGTGACTGCACTCGCAAGCCCTTCGGAGAGATACTGAATGTCATTGCTCTGGCCGACAAGGTGACAACGTTGGCCGCCATCTGTGTGTGCGGGAACGAAGCACACTTTACACGCAGACGGCACCCGAATCCAGGTCAGGTGATCATCGGAGGCGCAGAGATGTACGAGGCGAGGTGCCATGCGTGTTTTCAGGGGTAGTCGTCGCCCCAAGGAAATTTTCTTGCGATGGAACATAACAGCAATATGGGTGGTGGTCTCTTACAGCTTGTCAGCTATGGTGCGCAGGACATCTACATCTCGGGAAACCCGCAGATCACCTTCTGGAAGGTGCTCTTCAAGCGCCACACGAACTTCGCCATGGAGTCCATTGAGGTTACCTTCAACGGCCAGGCGGACTTCAACAAGCGCGTGACGGCCATCATCAACCGTAACGCGGACCTGATGTACCGCACGTACGTGCAGGTTGTGCTCCCGGCGGTCGACCTGAGCGCCTCGAGCTCGGTCGCGACCTACGTCAAGCGCTTCCGCTGGCTCAACTACGTGGGCCACCGCCTGATCAAGACGGTCGAGCTCGAGATTGGCGGCCAGCGCATTGACCGCCAGTACGGCGACTGGATGCAGATCTGGACGCAGCTGACGCAGGATGCGGGCACGATCCGCGCGCTCGACGAGATGGTGGGCAACAGCCACGACCTGGTCCTGATGAAGGACGGCAACGGCTATGCGCTGGACCAGTCCTGCTCGGGTGCTGAGCTGACGAACTCCTGCGCGCCGCGCGCGGGCACCCCGGCTCGCACGCTGTACATCCCGCTGCAGTTCTGGTTCTGCCGCAACCCGGGCCTGGCGATCCCGCTGATTGCGCTCCAGTACCACGAGGTGCGCATCAACGTGGAGTTCGAGCAGTGGATCAACTGCTCGTACACGGAGCTCAAGACGGGCTCGGCGCCGACGAGCATCCAGTCGCTGACGGCCGCGTCGCTGTACATCGACTACGTCTACCTGGACACGGAGGAGCGCCGCCGCTTCGCCCAGCAGACGCACGAGTACCTGATTGAGCAGCTCCAGTTCACGGGTGCCGAGTCCATCACGAGCTCGAGCAACAAGATCCAGCTCAACTTCAACCACCCGGTGAAGGAGCTCATCTGGGTGTGCCAGCGCGACTCGTTCGTTGACTGCACGCAGCCCGCGTCGGCGCCGATCGCCGAGGTGAACGGCATGCAGCCCTTCAACTACTCCGATGACTTCACCACGGAGGGTGTCATCATGGACGTGCTCGCCCGCGGCCAGCTTGGCGGTGGTGCCTCGACGGTGGTCGTCCCGACGACCTCGGATGGTCCCTCGGGCCCCTACCTCCCGGGTCTGGGCATCCAGCAGGGCCCGTCGCTCCAGGGCTCGAGCTGGCTGGACACGAACGGCAACGTCGGCGACCAGGCGGCGCTCTTCGAGGACACGACGAACTACCTGCTCGCCAAGGTCCTCCTCGACTCGGGCATCAAGTGCTCGGGCAAGAACCCGATTGAGGTCGCCAAGCTGCAGCTCAACGGCCAGGACCGCTTCACGGAGCGCGAGGGTCGCTACTTCAACTTCGTGCAGCCGTACCAGCACCACACGCGCACGCCGACGGTGGGCATCAACGTGTACTCCTTCGCGCTCAAGCCCGAGGAGCACCAGCCCAGCGGCAGCTGCAACTTCTCGCGTATCGACAAGGCCACGCTGCAGCTCACGGTGTCCGTCAACACGGTCCGCTCGGGCCGCACGGCGCAGGTGCGCGTCTACGCCGTCAACTACAACGTGCTGCGCGTGATGAGCGGCATGGGTGGCCTGGCCTACAGCAACTAGAGACCTCCGAGAGGTCGAAAAACCCCAACACAAAACCACAAATGTGGGTGGAACACCACCCGAATTTGTTGTTGATTACGCCTTCTTGTGCTGGTTCGTTCCGATAACAAAGATTCCAATCCCGTTCCACCAGGGTGCGTCTGCTGGGCGGCTTAGATCAAAGTGTGTAACTGTTGTGAGCAGTTCACGCGTGTGGACAATCTCGATATTTAGGTCACGAAATGCATCCAGCGTTCCCTTCCGAACATCTGTCCAGTTCCAATCGTCCACCATGACAATGCAGCCGTCGTTAAGGTGCTGAATGTAATGCGAGATTCCCTTGTATTGGTCATCGTAGGTGTGACCCCCATCGTAGAGATACACGTCATACATGCCAAGCTTCGAATGATCGACTGTCCATGCGTCCGACTCAATGAGCCTATACGTGCTCTTTCCTTTATAGGTTTCAAGTGCCGACACCAATACATCCTTGCTTCCGCCGAACTGCGACCAATTGTCAATGAACGTTGCATCTACTTCGTTGGAATAGAGTGCGCTTACTGATGAACTTCCGTGCCACGTGCCAATCTCGAGGTATGAGGTGTTCGGCCTAGAGCATATCGCATTGTAAAACCGGCGTGTCTTTGTACCGGTCATTCCAGTGAGCGCAAGAAGTTCAGCGGGCAATGTAACCTGTTCGGCATCTGCTCGCGCAATAGAGTCATCAACGAATGCGGCTATGTCCATTTATAATCAAGTGGAGGGTTTTCTTGCAAGAATCCAACACTGACATACATTGTTCTCCTCGTTGGTTACTTTACCATTCCTATTGAGGGTATCGTATCCACACCAGCCAAAATTCTTGAAGATGTGGTTAATATACTCAAGATTTCCCCACTGGCCAACTTCTATGATATCAAACCCTGCATGTACAAACATGACTGCCAGACCCATCGGGTTATAACCGCCATAATGATAGGGAGTCGAATGAGGAATGTTGATGGTGGGTACGCTCGTGAAACAGTAGCCACCTGGCTTCAGGGTGTCATAAATGCTCTTCACTGCAACAAATGGGTTCTGCAAGTGTTCAAGCGTCTGACTGAAAAGGAAGAAGTCAAACGCATTGGTGTAATGATTTGAAATTGTGTGCAGGTCATAGGTGGGATACGGTAACTTGACCACTGTGCTGCACGGCAGAAAGTCGAGTTCTGGATCCGTGTCGCATGTAGACGCCAGGACCTCGCTCTTGATATTGTGCTTCTCTATCCAATTCTTGAAGTCAAGAACGGTATGAACGCGCGGGAAGTCATTATTTCCCCAACAATATCCCCACGAGGCGGCGGGGCAAGGTGGAACGACCTCGTACTGTGTGAAATACGATGCTGGCTTCTTCACCTTACTGGTGTAGAGTGTCATGAGTTCGTCGTCGCTGAGCATTCTTATTAGATACGAGAACCTGTCTAAGTGTTTTTTACGTAGAGGTCCTTGTACTTGTGAAGAACCTCGATCGTATCCGCATTCATCCCTTCTTGGTAGGTTGGCCACCATGTCTCGCAATAACCATCATAATGTCCCATGGTTCCTCCGTGGATATGAGTCAAGAATGACACGATGCAGTCAGACACCCTATGTCCTCCTGCATTGTAATAATGTTCGACGTATACCTTGATCACGTTCATGTCAGCGAGTATCTTCTCGAAGAACGACCGCCTATACATGCACCCTCCGAAACCAGATAACGGCAGCCCTGCTCCAACAAGTTGTGGGCGCGCAGTGGTTATGAGACCGCGCAGGTTCTCTAGCGCATAGACGCCTGCATCAGGGTTGAATCCACACAAATCATACTTAAGATCAATGGGGCACGTGGGGCGTTTCACCCAGACGTCATCCTCTAGAAGCATTATGTAGTCCTCAGTCGCATTCATAACGGCTTCGCGTAGACGGTTGAGCCACACCATGGCTCCGTCGGGTGTATCAAAACATGTGCCGAGTACCGATGTAGACGCCCTATTGCAGTACGTATACGTTGCCGAACACTCCCGAGCAATGTCACCAAGTGATTCGTCTCCACCGTCGTTGAACACAAAAAGGCTGGATGTGGGATATGCGTCCCTGAATGAGCGGATCGCGTGGTCAAACGCGGCCCTTTGCTTATAGCACTGGTAGAACCCAGCAACAGATGGCAAATGGCGTGCATAGAGTGCCTCGACTTTGTCGTAATCACAATGTCCCGCGAAGTGCACGAAGTAATTGGATGCGAAGCAATCGTCTAGCGTTTGTCCAGTCGCGCTGGCCACCGGCCATATCCTATCAAACTCATTCGGAAGTGTGGCGATCATGTCCCTCTTGTGCAACTCTACGTTCGTGGTCGCCTGTTCGTAGTGAAATCCTGCGTGATAGCCGATGTTCTTATGTGCAAACTCGTTGAAGATTTCTTCGCACATCTCGCGGTGGAGTTTGGGCTGGAACACCATCACACCTCCGTTGAATATCTTGGTCGTATCAAACGTAATGCCGAGCATCAACTTAAAGTAAGCAGGAGCACTCGTTTCCCATCCATTGCGCCTTTGTATCTCAATTCGGCCTTCGGGAGTGGGTTGCGAGTATTCATCCACCATCCCAACCTTGCCACCAAGCAGACCAAAGGGTATCGGTGGTGACAATGGATTTATCAATATGTCCGCATCAAGATACACAATGTAGTCGTAGGCATCGGCCCACTCGTTTGAGCATAGGCGATACTTCTGAAAACACACTGCATCTGGGTGGGCAAGGTCGGTCTGGTACTCTGTTATGACTCTGAAGTCATATCCATGTCGCTTCGCGTAGTATTCCTGACTCGGACGGAAGAGACGGGAATACTCGGTGTGATACGAAGGGCCTATAGCGACGCAGCATATGGCAACTTTCATTTATGTTACGCAATGAAAGAACTGCGAACGTACAGCGCATCGCCCCACCCCCACCCAGTCATGGAGATTTCTACCCGCTTGAACCCGCGGGCGTCCAACCACGCATCCATTTCTGGGAGCTGCGCGCACCCTGCATACAGCTCCTTGGTATTGACCTCTGCGTAGATGTAGCTGATCATCTTGAGCCCGTCCTCAAACCCCTGCAGGCACTTGAGCTCGGCTCCCTGAATGTCCATGTTCAGGAAATTGGCCCGGATGGCCCTATCCTTGACGATGGTGTCCAGTGTCGTAGTGTTCGTCCACACGCGCTTGATCACGTTGATACTCGGGTGCGCCTCCAGATGAGTCTTCAGTTCAAGAATTGAGCTCGACTGGAAGTTGTTCGTGATCTTGAACTCGACCGTCTCCACCTTGTCGGAGACGACACCCTGAATCACGTTCGGGAGCCGCTTGGCCAGCTCGGTGCAGAGCTCGGGAATGGCCTCGACCCAGTGGATGTCCTGTTGCGGAACACCCTCGGCGAGATACGCATCGTTCTCCTCGCCCGCATGTGCACCCACGTGGAGGACGCCAGATATCTTCAGGTCATACTTCTGGACAAGGTCACGGAGGGGAATCAGCATTTGTGCTTGAAGCCGACCTCGTTGTAAATCACTTAGAACCAGACGCGCAGACTGTACAAATGAGTATCAGCGTGTGCATCCCGACGATGCGGAGGTTCGGATTCCTTCGTGAGTCAATCCCCAAGTATCTGGAGAACCCTCACGTTA